CAGGTGCAACAATGTCGAATGTCATAGTCCAACCAGCAACAGCATCTGTAAAGCGGTCAACAAATGGTTCGCACGTTGCGGTGTCATCCATAATATGGTACCCTAAATCATACAAAGCCCCACGTCTAATGCTCTCGTAAACTCGGTTTAATATCCCTAACGTTGTATGTAACACATCATCTTCATTATCGTTTCCAACATAAATATCCGTTACATTGTCTTTACTAACGTCAACTATTGACATCATAACCAAAGATATATTGAACACTTGAGTAGCCCCGTTAAATCTTGCGTCGTTAAATATAATATGACAAAGTGGATACATATCTTGTTTTGCGTTGGTAATCTTATCAAGACTGCCTTTCGTTACTTGATTAACTAACGGGTCATTAATTAACGCTTCTTTTAGCTTCGTACTTATATCATAATATCCTCTCATGTGACTTCTTTAATTGTTTAACTTCAATACTTGCTTTTTGTTTCTCAAAAGTTAACAACGTCAGAGCCTTAAATAATCCCTGTTCTGTAACTGCGTCAAACTTTGTAATGTCTCCTTTAGCGAGTTGATAGATTGATTGATACCAACCCCATCGTTTGCCAAATTGAACGCTTTCACTATACGGGTTTTGTTCTTCTTCTGCTCCAAAGAGGTCAGAATATTGTTTAACAACTCGTTCCCTAAATTCCAAAAAAAAACCGATGCAGGCAATACAACATCTAAGGGTGCGTACTTCATAACCTCAGCATAAGTTAAGTCCCCGTTGTATGGTTCAATCTCGTACTTATCCTTAGACTGCTTAACGATTGGTCGATACATAACCGCCATCGCTTGGTGCATTGTATCAAAGTCGATTATATTTGCCTCTATATCGATATATTCTCCCCAGGATATATTTTCTAAGTCCGTAATGAATCCAAACTCAACATCGTTCAATTTAAATCTATGTTTAAATTTAGGCTTTTCACTAAACAATTTGTTAAAGTGTTGGACCAATTCGATAACGGTTGACGCTTTCATTTTAACAACTTCTTTAAGCTCTAAGCCACAAAAGATTTCAATCATCTTCTGAAATACAAACTCTTTATCGTCAGAGTTGTTAAGTGTTAGCATGTACTTTTGATACCTATCTAAACTGATTTCGGATAGGTTGGATGGTATTTCAATTTCAACTTGCATTTTTTTTTAATAATAAAATTAATAATATTACAAATACAGGAGTTAGTAGTAAAAACCATAAGTTTATACTAAAACTAATAATAAATAAAATTGTAATTACATACGCTGCATACTCTCTCATCTTACTTGTTAAATGTTTCGTTGTAGTATTGTTCAGCGTCTTCATCAGAACATGGATATAATTCAGCTTTATACGCATCAATTATCTGTTGCTTTTCCATTTCTAAAACTTTCACAATTAAAGAATTTGGTAAAGTTGTTTCAAGTGTTTGCCACTCATTTAGCAACCATTGTACTGATGTCATCATCTTACTTGCATCACTTTCGATTTAACACCCTTCCAATACTTCAAAGTCGCTTCCGCTTTCGCTACCTCGTTATCTATTGACTCCACGCATTGGAATTTCCAATTATCTCCGTATTCATCCTTGTAAGCATCGGCAACCTTAACCGCGCTTTCATTAATCATTTGTCTTAGTGATTTACCTGATTCCATATTTTCCTTTATTTGGGTTTGCTAACTGATAACTAACTGCATAGCGTAAAGCATCTACGCAGTTGTGTACAAGTATTCCATTTGCGAAATACTCATGATTATTTTCTACCATTATATCAAAAACTTCCGCTTTGTAGCTTTCTCCTTGCTCTAAGGTCTTTAGCTTTGCAGTTTTGATGGCAGAATTTACTTGTTTTTGGGCATGGTGTCTCGTATTCTTTTCCGCATACCGTACAATTTTTTTTAGTTTTCTCTCTATTAATCCAACATTTTTTACCATGTTCTTTGTGCCACTCTCTACCTTCGTCTGATTTGTGCCATTCTTTTGCCTTTTCAATACCTTTTGCGTGAAAGTCTTTAGCCCACTCAGGATTCTCTTTGAATCTCTTTTTACCTTCGAACCTAAGATGCAAAACTCCATGAATAAGATTAAGGTTTTCAATGTTATTATTGTGTGTGTTTCCGTCAACATGGTGAACATGGTATCCTTTTTTAATAGTTCCGTTGTGATGTTTCCAAACTTCAACGTGTAGCCTTTTTGTGCCTCTACTAAAATATCTTTCACCATCGTAAAGTTTGTATTCGTTTCCGTTGAATACTTGTATCGGTACAATACATCTTCTTTCTGTAATTCTGATATCTTCTTCCATTCTTTATCCGTTTTTATTTTATGTTCTTTTGTTGAACACAAAGATACAGAAAAAGTATCGAAATGCATCGAGTATTCATTAACTTGTTTCACACCGTTATTAAAAGTTTTCAATACTTTTTGATATCCATTACTTGTTAAAACTAAATCACCTACTTTAATATCTTTTATCTTAACATCTCCGTTTATTGTTGTAACCAAAGTATCCGCTACAAAGCAATGATTGAACTTATCAATCGGAGTTTCTGATTTCTTTTCAAGCCAGCAATAGTTGTTTAATTCTTTTATCAAATCTACGGAATTTTCGTCAATAATTAGATCATAATCCTGTAATAAACTTATACCATATTTTACTGAGTCCGCTCCTTTGATTGTTGGCACGATGTTTAATCCTTGTGCCTTTAATTCGTTTATCAAACGTGGCTCTGCATTATCCGCTACTATTAAATCACGTCCTGCAAATTGCCTGTTTAGTTGTGCTAATTGCGATGTCGTTAACCCTGTTTGATAAATGTGAAGTCTAACATAGATTATCTTGTTAGTCTTATCTATTGACGTTTCAACCAATGTAGATGGGTCTGTACTAAATCCGTAATCCTGTCCGAATACCGAACCATTATCTTTATTGTATGCTCCTATCCTCCAATTGGTAAAGATAACACCTTCAGCTTTGTCTAACCATCCACCAAGAATGGTATGTTTATACTTGTCAGGGCGTCGTTCTTTTATCGTTTTTATTTGATTTAAGAAACTTTCTGAAAGGTTTGATATATTATCCTGGTATGTTGTGTGAATATACGTTGTATCACCTTTAATCGTATTGACTCCAGCTTCAACTCCTCTACTCTCGAAGAACTTTTGATAGATGAAATGCTCTTTTGTGGCGGGGTTAAGTATTAGTATTACTCTATTTTGAATATCCTTATGTCTTATAGAGTAATCAATCTTATCAAATACATCCTCGTCTGTTAACTCTTCAGCTTCATCTAACACCCATGTAGTAACACCTGCCAATGATTTAAGGTTAGCAGTTTGTTGACCGCTCGATGTTTTAATACCTTTGAATATAATCTTACTTCCTGTTGTTAGGTTTATTATCTCATCCTTGGTAATATGAAAGTCTTTGTGTTTACCTAAAATATCAACCTTGTCAATAAATTCAGGTATAATAGAGACGTGAGCAGAAGTAAGGGTATAACGTGTAAATAGAATAACATGTCCTGTTTCATATGTAAGCGATAATAAAAGTAAATTAATACTAAATGACTTACCACTACCCCGACCACCTGTGATAATAAAGTATCTGCTATCATTTATAAAAGCTTTATATTTCGGATTCAGTATTACCAAAACTAATTAGTTCCTTTAGTGTTGTTGTGTTGATATTAACATCCGATTCAATACGCTCTTTTGGTTTACCACAACCATATTCAATAATTATTTTTGCACTTGCTATCCTGTCTGATGGACGTTTTGTTTCGTCAATCATTATTTCTGCAATTACTCTGAACGCATCTTCAACGTGTGGTTGTGCAAGTGTAAATCCTTTTACCTCATCTGAAATCGCTTTGCGTCCTGCTCCTTCTCTTTTACCTCCGTGTGCCATTGAAATCTCTTGATTAGTCAAGTACTACCCTAAAATCTCTTTCTCATTGAAATCAACCATAGGTTTTTTAATTTCATACTCATTGTATACCAACTTAACTTTACGAATCATGTCTGCCAAACAAGACGCACAAGTAGTTGGTAATTGTTTCGCTTTGAATATTCTGTTATATATTTCTAAGAACTCTAATTGTTGCGATGGTTTTACTTTAACACTGATTTGAGGTAGTAAGTCATTCAACTTATTGTATTCAACCTCTGTTAAACATTCAGGAGTTTTATAAGGGAATAACTTGTTTAGTTTCTCCTGTCTTGCTTTGCATCCACAATCAGACCCTGCAATAAAGTTAACTAACTTATCTATTCCTGTTGCCTCAGTAAACTTCGCTACTGTATCTCCTAATCCTTTCGACTTTGCCATTTAATTTTAATTTACATTTTTTAATAGTGTAGAAAATAATCTTCAGAGATATACCTGTTTCTTTTTGTATTTCTCTCATTGACTTCCCACTTCGCAAATATAATAAGAATAATTGTTTATCAAACCATTCCCATTTATTCACTTCGTTGTCTATTGTCTTATAGTATAACTCGTCATCATTGTTTTTGTTACCCTCTTCGGCAATATCATGAACGTTATCAATGTCAATTGTAAATATTTGTTTCTTGTAATAGTCGTAGTAAGAGTTGCGCAGCATCACCCAAATGAATGCTTTATTAATCTTTTGGCCTTTCGAGTATTTGTGAAAGCGTAAATACATTTCCTGTACTATATCTTCGGCTTCACTCTTGGCTCCAAATGTTTTAACAATTTTAACCCATTCGTTGTGATACTGCGCAATCTGTTCTAAATTCATTACTCCTTGATAAATGTTCCGTTTCGTGTTTCTCCTCGCCTGT